CATAGGAAACAACGCAGCGCAATCAAGTTTAGCCCTAACAGGTAAGTCGTTAACATTGCCATACAATGTTCAACCATTTAGAGCTCAGATGCAAGCTTCTCAAACTATTAACTTAGCAGAGGAATTAATATTCCATTACAACGGTGTAATGACGTTAACACCAGACACAGATAATTGGGTAGCAACAGATGTCCAACCAGCAGTTACTAAAAACTTTGATGGCAACTACGATGCATGGGAAAACATGGCAGACGCTTGGGGCACACAATGGGGCTCTTGGGAAGACACGGGTGTTACACAATCAAGTTCAAATACAGAAAGTTTAGGAACAGTCATCAACTCAAATGGTGGAGGCTCAGGAACACAGCACGATTCATTACAAACAACAACTACCACACAAGTATCTCAGGTACGACAAGGAGTATCCTTAAACATTAACGCATCTACTGAGACTCAAAACTTAGGAGAAAAGGTAGTAGATGTTTCTTTTGCTCCGTTTATGAGATCAATGAGTATTGATTTTAGATCATTACGATTAAAGCCTAATACGATTGTTTACCCATATTTTGATGGAGAGCTAGTAACAGCACATTGTAAACAAGGCAACGCGGCATTCGGTGCTGTAATGACAACAGACGCAGACGGAAGAATTAATGGTGAATTTAGAATTCCTGAAGGGCAATTTAAAACAGGCGCCAAAATATTTAAGATAACAGACAGTGCATCTAATAACGATAAAGATGCTAATACAATAAGTACTGCAATTTACGAAACATCAGGCTTAAGACAAAAAACACAAGACACAATAATTGCATTAAAGACAGCAAATGTAGCATCCACTTTCCAAACAGATGATAGAACTAGAACAGATGTTAGTGTAGAGAATTCAATAGGAGTAGGAGTACCATTACCCCCTCCCCCAGCACCTATCATTATACAAGAAACAATAACTATTATTAATGAAATAGAAGTGCCTTCAACACCTATCATAATTGAAAATATAGTAGAAGTAATTAAAACCGTTGAAGTACCAGTAATAACAGTAGTAGAGGTAGAGATAGAAGTACCGGTTATTGTTGAGATCTTTATACCTTTTATACCAGATCCAGTTATCCCTCCAATTATAATTGGCCTACCGGAGCCCATCGCGATCGATCCTGTGGTAAACATGTTCGGTTTAGATAATTTCGATTTCGATTTTATAGGGGAAATGAACTTTGGAATGTTCAATGGTGGTGGAGATCCATTAGCCCAAACATTTATAGTACAGGGTGTACCAGGTGGTATATTCTTATCAGATATTAAAATATTCTTTAAGACTAAACCATCGTCTGGAAACAACGGTGTAACATTAGAACTAAGAGAAGTTATTAATGGTGTACCAGGACCTAAGGTTCTTCCTAACGGACTAGTATACAAAACAAGAGAAAATGTACAAACATCTTCAACAATAGATAGTGTTACAACATTCACTCCTTCAATATTCGCATTTAGTGATCCTGTATATCTTAAAAACGATACAGAGTATTGTTTTGTTCCTAAACCAGAGAACGACGACACAGGATATGAACTTTGGATATCAGAACTAGGTGAAAATCAATTTGGAACAACAAACAGAATAACTAAACAACCAGCAGCAGGCATGATGTTTACATCTGCTAATGATAGAACATGGAACGCACACCAGTCAAAAGACTTAATGTTTGAAATAAGAAGATGTTGGTTTAAAAAGGGTGTTAAATATTCAGGCACACTTACAAATCAAGGTTTGGATTGGATGAACTTTACATTCCCAGCTTCCGGCGGTCCTTCAACAGAATCTTTTGTAGGTGGTGAGTTTATAAACGGCCACACACTTGCTATTACAGCAGGTGGAACAGGATATTCAAGTGCTCCTACAGTTAGTGTAACAAGAGGCTCAGGCGACACATCGGGAACAGGACTAACAATAACATCAACAGTATCAGGCGGAGTGGTAACAGCTTTAACAGTTACAAATCCTGGACATAGTTATTCACGAAATCCTGTTATTACAATCGCATCAACAGGTTCATCATTAGCAACAGCTACCGATACGTTAGCACAAGGTAAGATATTAAATTGGAACAGTTTAGATAAACAATCAACATCACTACTTCATCAAGGTAAGTTTACGACAGGAATGCTTATAGGCTCTTCAAATGGATACGCAACAATAGCCAGCTTTACAGATAAAAAAGTAAATGATTTACTACCTAGTTTCTCAATTCTTAATCCAGGAGTTGGATGTTCAATAGCAGCCAAAGCAGCCCTTACAAATACAGGAGCAGGTAGTGCTAATACGTCAGTATTCCAAGAAATAGATCTCAATCAAACAACTACATTAACAACTGAAAAGACTATTTACAGTAATAGCAATGAACAGACAACATATTCAGATACTCGAACAGGTAGAATAAATGTTACAATGCTCTCTACAAGTTCTAATCTATCACCATTGATAGACATATCACAATCAGATATGTTAGGTATATGTAATGAAGTAAACAATGATGCAACAAATGAAACAGGTAGAACAGGCGGAAATGCTTTGTCCAAATATATAACAAGACGTGTTATACTAGAAGAAGGACAAGACGCTGAAGACATACAAGTTTATTTAGATGCAGAAATACCAGCAAGTTCATCATTAAGAGTATATGGTAAATTCTTAAACGCAGCAGATTCAGGTAACTTCCAAGAAGATTTGGATTGGGTTCAGTTAGAAGAGAATAAGAAACCATCAGAAACAACAGAAAATTTCGCAGAGTATAGTTACAAAATACCAGCTAAGTCAGGTGGTGTAGGAACAAACGCAAGTGGCATATTAGAGTATGATGTAGATGTAGTACAAAGTATTGCAGTATCAGGTTCTATGTCAGGGTATACAAGTTCCCCCAATGTAACAATTACTGGAGGCGGTGGCTTTGGAGCTACAGCAACAGCAACAGTATCAGGCGGTGTGGTAACAGCTTTTGTTATTACAAACCCAGGTAGAAAATATACAAGTGCACCAACAATAGCACTTCAAGGCGGTGGTGGAACAGGAGCAGTAGGAACAGCAACAGTAGCAACTATAACATACACAGGTTATAAGACATTTGCAGTTAAGATAGTTCCTCTAAGTTCAACAACCGTAAATGTTCCTAAGTTTAAAGACTTAAGAGCAATAGCATTACAAGTTTAATGAAAATGAATAATTCTTTTGAAAAAGATATTATAAATATTGATGGAGATAGAAGTTTAGTTAGGGATAAAAATTCCAAAGCGTTACTAAGCAGAAATCATGAGGGTTTAAAGGCATATAAAATTCAAAGAAATAGAAATAATAAAATTCTAGAGTATGAAAATGATATAAATACTTTAAAGAAAGACGTAACTGAAATTCGAAGCGCATTAGAATTATTAGTTAATAAATTAACATAGGTAGGAATTAAATGGCAGCAATAACACTAAGATCATCGAAAGGAAGTCCGCTTACCAATAACGAGGTAGACGCCAACTTCACTAATCTTAATACTGCTAAATACGAAGCGAGTAGCAATATTTCGGCGGGTACAATCGCTGGCTCAACACTTACCTTAACGGGTACATTAACTGTAGGTGGCTCGTCTATCCTCAGTGCTTCAGCAGCGGTAACAGCAGCGGGTACAACCCAGGGAGCAGCTACAGCATTAACAGCTTCTTACAACATAGTAACATCTGCAACAGCAGCATCAGCAGATGGTATTAAACTACCAGATACTGCAACAGGATTAGAAGTATTCGTATTAAACGATACGAGTGCAAGTATAAAAATCTACCCAAGTACAGGAGAAAGTATAGACTCTTTATCAGCCAACCTAAGTGTTGCATTAGCGCCAGGTACTTCTCTTAAACTAGTAGGTGTAAGTTCAACCAAATGGAATAGGTTAAGCCCTGTTGTCATTTATAACTCTTCAGGGACACGAGTAAACTAAAATGAGACCATTAAAAATCAAAGCATCTTCGTATCCAGTCAGTGCCTCAAACTTCCAAGGTTTGCAGGAAATGACAGATACAGAAATCGAACAATATTATAGTGCAACATTATTAGCCGATTATGCCACAAATACTGATGGTACTGGAACAGGCGAATTGAATGTAACAACTGACGGCTCAGGAGCAGGAACTACAATAGGTTCTATTACTGATACAAAACGTCAAGATGCTATAGGAACTCACCCAACGTCAGGCTCTACAAGCAATGTTAATGTGTATACATTCAAACAAGTTAACGGAGCAGCTTCAGAATCAGTTACAAATAGACCAGTAGGCTATGAAGATTCCGGCTCAGTTGGCATTAACGAATTCACAGATGCAGAGTTAGACACAGACATTTTAGATAAGGTTCTCGGTGACTTAGTAGCACAAGGCGACTATGTTACAGGACAATATAAGTTATCAACAAGTGCACCAGCAGGTGGCACATGGACATCTAGGTATACACTAATAGATACGCAAGTAGATGAAACAGAAGCAACTAAGTACATTTGGCAAAAAACAACAGCTTCAACAGCAGCAGTATCCAATTATAAACCTGTTAAATTAGATGGTACAGCTTTAAAGGAAATGTCCGTAGCTGAAATGAAACAAGCAACGCCGAATATGAGAAATAGAATTACAGATTCTACAATAGGCACATATTCATTAGCAACTAACGCACCAGGTTCAGGTACTTGGGTACAACAAGGCGAGACGTTTGTAGATACAAGACAACAAGTTGGTTCAGTAAATTACGCAGGAGCCTATGCAGGTAACTATGCAGGTAACTATACAGGAGCCAAAGATTATTCAGGAGCTTATTCTGGAGCATACACAGGTAGTTATACTGGAGCATACACAGGAACCTCAGCATACGCAGGAGCCTATGCCGGAGCTTACACAGGATACTACGCACAAGACTATTCAGGATACGCAGGTACTTCATACACAGGTTACTACACAGGATACTACACAGGGTATTACACAGGTGCTAAGAACTACTCAGGAGCATATTCTGGGGCATACACAGGTAGTTATACTGGTACTTACACAGGAACCTCAGCATACGCAGGAACTTATTCAGGTACTTACACAGGATACTATGCAGGCGATACAGTATTAGCAGCAGAAGAAGATGTTAATACGGTTAAACTGTGGATTAAGACAGCAGCGTAACAGTATAAATAAAGTTACATTATGGAGATATTATGGCGAAGAACTCTAAGCCCGCAAAGGTAAAAGTTGGTGACAAAGAATATACAGTTGAAACTGTTGATGAATCAACCCAAGTAAAAGTAAAACCGAAATACGTTTATCCCTATTGGTCTAACAAAGATCAAAAACACATCATCGTTACATTAGAATACGACAACGGTACAAAAGCTACTGCGTCTATTCAAGATCTTGACGGAAAGAACGCAGACTACAAAGCAATAATGGAAGAGTTTGGCGAAGAAGTCGTTGATGCTAATACACAAGAAGGTATAGAACGAAGAGACGAACATATAAAGAAACGTCTACAGCGTAAAGAATCCGAAACTATTAGAGCCAAACAAGAAATGTTATTTGGGGCTAAGTTAGAATCATTTGAAATAGCAGCAGTTAAGGAATCTAAAAATACCGCATTGAAAAGATTAATCCGAAAAGCAAAAACTCCAATGGAAGTATCTGCTTTAACATCTATACTAATACAAGAGGAATTAATCGCTACAGGAGTACTTAATGGAACAAAGCAAACCTGACTTTCCAGATAATGGTTTTGTAATTGTAGCATCCAAACACAAAAGATTCTACAAAGCTGCAATAGAATGTGCAGAATCAGTTAAACTATTTTACCCAGAAGCTCACATTACAGTATATGTAGACCATGAAGAATGGATAGAACCTACAGACTGGAATCATGCAGACTGGATAGTACATTGGGAAGTACCCAATCACATAAGAGCTAAACTATGGGCTCTACCTCAAACACCATACAAAGGCAAAACATGTTATCTAGATGCTGACATGCTATGCCAACACGAAGACATTGAACACGTCTTCGATCAACTACCAGAAGATCTAGATTTAATCTTTACAAAAATACGCCCATACAACGCAAAGATAACAAAACTATCTAACACAGAAGAGATGACAATGCACTGTGGAATGTTTGTTTATAGAAGCAATCCTCAAACACTTGCATTAATGGAATCTTGGTATGGAGAATTTTTAAAACAAGAAGACCCTAACCATGACATAGGAGATTATCCTCAGGAATGTAGAAAGTGGGATACATTTACAATGTGGAAACTTCTAACATACTCAGAGCATGGTGTTAAGTGGGACGAGAACCTGCACGTTCGTTGGAACTTTATTAACGGACATTACGATGAAGAGCTCGAAGGAGAAGAGATTGTAATGTGGCATTACTCTATACCCTCCCATGAGATTTATTTAAAGAAGCGTTAATGTTTAAATTGCAAAAATGTATAGGTAAAGCAATCAATAGATTTTTAGAATGGACATGGCAGCGTAAAGCAAACAAACAATTTGAGGAGTCTCACCGTGATATGGACTGATATATCAGATGAATTACTAGAAATGTTAGAGCCCTATTCAGATTGGTTCTTCAAACAGGACCTAACTGCATTGAATGAGTTAGCGCAGGATAATCCTAAAAACACAAGCACAATGGATACAGGTTGTTCTATTGAATACTTAGATCAAGTAGTCAAAGCAGATGGACGACATGAAGGGTATCCAGAAATATCATACAGCTATGATTTAAAGGCTGGTAATTTACCTGGTGAATTCCAAGAAAAGTATCAAGACTTATCTGTGGAATTGTGTACATGGCTGGGAGCTCGTAATGAGGCAGTCCATGTTTATTATCCAAAAAACGGTTTCATGAGTTGGCACAACAATTGGAATGCACATGGATACAACATATTATTATCATATACAAAAAGTGGCGGAGGGTTCTTTAAATATAGAGATCCTAAGACCCACGAAGTAGTAGAAATGTTGGATACACCAGGCTGGTCTTGTAAGGTAGGGTACTATGGCAGGGGTAGAGAACCCGATAAAGTATACTATCACACTGCTGGAACACACGAACCGCGCCTCACATTAGGGTTCGTAGTCCCTAATCTGGACATGTGGCGTGACATGATTGAAGATATATCAGGCAAATCTGCCGAACACCTCTCCTAAGTTACTGATTCCTCAGTAAAAAAGAATGCAAATCTTTTGCTAAAAGTGCTTGACTTTTGGTCCGTTAGAGTGCATAATAACGGTATAATGAAGAAACAAACAATAAAAGGTGAGAATATGAGAGTAAGTAATTGGGCGAATGTAGGGCAAACTATAACATGGACATCAGCAGCTGGTGTTAACACAGGAGAAGTGTTGCAGATAGATGCTGGGAAAGCAACTGGCCACCCTACTATTAAAGCAGATTACTACTTAGTAGGCTATGCGAAATGGCCTTCAGGTAACTGGAAAACTGCTTACCTAAACAGTAACGCAATGAACCAATTACAGGTTCAAGTTAACCAAATTCAATTGGAACTCTTTTAAAATAATGCTTGACTTATGGTACCCAGGGTGCTATAATAACGGTATAAAATGAAGAAACAAACAAAAATAGTGAGGACTAAATAATGAATATTCAAACTTTAAAAATAGCAATGTCAACAATGAGTCAAGATGAATTGAGTCAGATTGTGAACTTTGCAAATGGCTTGCAAAGAAGCTCTCGTACTGGGAGTAACTCTTCTCAATTTTCAGTTGGACAGAAAGTAAATGTAGTTCAAAAGACTAAATCTACTTCTGCGGTGATTGTGAAGATGAACCCTAAGAAATGTGTTGTTGAAATGAACTGGCAAGGAAGAGGACTTTCAAAAGTCAATGTTCCTTACTCAATGTTGGAGGCAGCGTAATGATATTTCCTTTAAACAAACTGTATAAAAGAGACACGAACGGAAACATTCGTGAACTAACAGTCGAATATGCTAATGGTGTGATGAATGCTACTAGAACTGTTGCAGGCATTAAAGACGGCAAACTAGTTACTAGTGGTTGGAAAGATGCTTACGGCAAGAACGAAGGCAAAGCAAATGCTACTACAGATGCTGAACAAGCACAAAAAGAAGCTAAAGCAATGTGGGATAAGAAAGTAGAAAAAGAATACTTTGAAGACATCTCACTTGTTGATACTTACGATAAGTTCAAACCAATGTTGGCACATGACTATACTAAAAGACCTCAGTCTAATGGTTTTAGTCAACCTAAGTTAGATGGCATTAGATGTATTGCAAGAAAAGACGGCCTTTATACAAGAGCTGGAAAAGAGATTACAACTTGTAGTCACATACACAATGATCTAATAGCTTTCTTTAAAGAGTGGCCTAATGCTATTTTAGATGGTGAACTTTATAATCACGCGCTAAAAGCAGACTTCAACAAAATTACAAGTCTAGTTCGTAAAGTAAAACCTAGTAGTTCTGAAAAAGAATTGGCAGAAAAACTTGTCCAGTATCATGTATATGATATGAGTGGCAACGACTCTTTTGAAGATAGATTTGAGTTCCTTCATACAGAAGTAAGAATGTATTTCAGTAACTCTATTGTATTAGTTAAAACAGACTGGTGTGATAACCAAGACGAACTAGATACTTTATATTCAGAATACACAGCAGATGGTTACGAAGGACAAATGGTTCGTAACGATACGCCTTACGAAAACAAAAGAAGTAAGAATCTACTTAAACGAAAAGACTTCATTACAGAAGAGTTTGATGTACTAGAAGTATTAGAAGGCTCTGGTAATTGGGCAGGGTACGCTAAACACTTTGTTCTTACAGACGGCAAGGAAACATTTAAAAGTGGAGTAAGAGGTCAGCAAGCAGTATTAAAAGAACTACTTGAACAGGAAGTAAAACCTACTTGGGTTACATGCAGATACTTTGAACGTACAGTAGATAACATACCTAGATTCCCTGTTGTAATTGACTGGGGTAATGGAGTTAGAAATGATTGAGATATTACAAGAAGTAACTGACTGGGGTGAACAGAATATCCCCAATGGCATATATCATGTGAACAAGGAAGGCAACCTAGTTCAATACAATGATAAAGTCTTTAAGAATCCTTTAAAACAATTCAGTAAGGCAAGACGTAAATTTAAAAAGATAGGTGAAAGATGATAATGAAATCAGAGATTGTAAACGGTGGACTCCAAAGAAAATATCAATTTGATAATGGATATGGGGCTAGTGTAATTAATCATAGAGGTTCATATGGTTATCCTAATAAGTGGGAGTTAGCAGTTATAAATTCAGATGGTGGGTTGTGTTATGACACACCCATTACAGACGATGTTCTTGGACATCTATCTGAAGAACAGGTACTAGCTACACTAGAAAAGATTAAAGCTCTTTAATCAAACAAATCGTATTTAGAAAACCTTAGTCTTACTAGGGTTTTTCTTACGATTGCAACACCAGTTAATGATATGAAGTTTATAAACGCAGCCATCTCAGATGAGGTTTCTGCGTAGTCTATACAAGCTTTTATAATGAACACACTCATCGGGAACATTATTATTGCTCCTATAAACGTATCGAAAGATGCTTCCTTTAAGGCTGCGTTTAGTTTTTTATTTTGTGCCAATTGCCATGAACCTATCGAAGTGTACCTTGCCGTTCCAATCATAATAGAACTGCTTAGTCTTACCTGTGTAACTCGTATCTTTTAATCCAACATTCTCTATCAATGCCTTCTCACTATCTACACAATTAATACCATACATCTCTTCTATAACATTAGATGATTGACAGGCAAATATTGCATGCTTGTTGGCAGTTCTTAAATCTTGCAATGGGTACATCTGTTCTGCTCCCATTGTAATAACTATGTCTACCTTCAGTTGATTTAACTCATCAAAAGCGAAGGGAATATCTAAGTTCCAATGATTTATTTTTATGAATTCTTCGCTAATATAATGCTTGTTAAACACCTTAGAGAGCTCTAAAGCTTCGTTATCGATGTCAACTAGGTGCAATTCTCCTACGGACAAGTTCTCACATAGTAGTGGCACTAAGGGTACTCCTAACCAGCTGTTTAATACAAGAATCTTTAATTGTTCGTCTTTCATATAGTCATCTAGACTATTTTTAAGTTCTTCTACTAACCATATGGCACCCTCCATCGTGTTAGGATTTAGAGCTTGTCTAAAATCATCGTGCTTGTGTTTCATTTCGTGTTCAACTTTGGCGAGTCCTTCTCCCCAATGTTGCATACTGTTTAAAAAATTAAAATTTAACATCTTCTTTTCTTCCCATTGAATCAAATAAACAGACATATGGTATTTGTCTGAATACATGTTTTTCTACATCATGTGGATATATATAGCCTTGGTTATAACTATAAAACCACCCTAAAGGAAAATACTTAATTCTTGCTACACCCTTGTGCATAAAGAAGTTATCTATTCCCCTGTAGTACCATAAGATTTTATCTATGTGTGTTTTAAAATAAAGAGTAATATTCTCTTTATCTAGTTTGTCGTTCCACCTTAGTACACTAGAGTTTAAGTCTGTATACTTATGTGGTACATGTTCTGTTTCTTTCTTTTGTGTTTCCATATCATGCCAATGTGTCTGACCAAATGCTAAACAATCCTCAGGATCAAAGTTTATAATATCATCTATGTTCTTTTGAATTATAACATCGAGATCTAAGAATAAACTCTCACCTTTTTGTCTTACCACATTATCATCAAACAAGTACATCTTGTTCCACCACTTCTCTAACGTGTTACCCTTAGGGAATGGTAGAACATTGATGCCTTCATCAAGTCCCTTTGAATTTTCTGTTAAACAATAAAATGTAAAGTCTGAAGATACAGATTCCAAACAGGATTCGTATATCTTATTAACGTGTTTGACAGAATACTTACTGCCCCATTTTACTGTATATATGTTCATCGCCAATGATTTAACAACTCCGGATCTACCAATTCGTTTTGTTTAACCTTACCTCTATCAGGTGTAGGCTGTGGTAACAAGTCTATATTAAAGACACAAAGGATTGGTGTCTCCCTATATATTTCTGTTTCTAAATCGTCATCGTCCCAGCTACGGCCTCGGTTATACGAGTAAGCATAGTCTGACGGGAAGTGATCCCATAATTTTTTACCCCAGTCACCCCATCTCCAGGAGTGATAGTTATCTGTTCCGTCTGTATATGTAAACCAAATCTTTTCTTGATGTTCTAATACGTCTTTCCATATACACTCAGCCTGATTGTCGCTCCATACTTGGCAACTGCCATTAGTGTATGCTCCATGTGCTAATTTAAATCTACGAGTCTTCATTGGACGAGGATCTTGCCACCAAGATCTTAACTTAGTAGGTCGTTCCATATTGTATGTAAGTAAAGGCTCAATGTCATTCTGAATTATTACATCTAGATCAAAGAAAACAAAACGTCCTGTTGGTTTGTCTTCGGCAAAGTTATGAGTATTGAATACAAATGTTTTAGGTCTATCCCAACATCTTGCCATACCGTATTTGAAATCGT